GATGTAGATGATATAGCAGCAGCAAGATCAGAAGTGCTATCTGTATCTGGTGTTGTATCTACTCTAAATCTAACTCGTGCTAATGCCATAATTTAATTTACCTCTTTTTATATTTCTCTCAAAACAACTTTTAAACTTCCTGGACTTCTTGTTAGTGATGTTACTATAAATTGCTTTCCATTGAAACTTTCTCCAAAAGGAGCTATAACTTGATTTGTATGATCGAAAGCACACACATCTCCAACTTCCATTAAATAAAAATATGAACTTCCGCCAGAACTACCTGGATTTATAATTTCAGTATTAATAATTAATTTTGGATTTCCTTGAATAGCATTATAATAATTAGCAAAGCCATTACTTCTGTGTGGAACTGTAACGCTACTTATTGTTGTAGTTGCTCCCATATTCGCATCGCCTATTTTATTTCTCAAAATAGTTAATTCAGTTGTTTCTACATTTTCTTTTGTAGCTATATTGTAATCACCTCGTGGATCGCTTGTAGTATCTTCGCAAGTTTGCGTCAAAAATGTTTTATCATTAATAGGATTAACCTCATATTTTATTTCTCTTTTAGTTATTAGAGATTCTATTGGCGTGATTGATATTTTCATACCCCTTATATCATCTTTGCTTATAGTGTGCAAAGTGTTCATAGTATCATCAATATAAACATATTGAGAAGATTGGTCTGCTGGACGAAAACGATGTATAAACGCACCTTCAAATTGAACTTGTTCTAACAGTTTTTTTAATTCTATTTGTTTGTTTGTATAATATTTGCAAAACCAATTTGTTCTGTCTGTTTCTAAGTCTGATAAACTTTTTCCGTTATTTACAACAGGCGTACCAGTTACTCCTGCAAATCTATACAATAAATCTCTGTGCATGTCAAATATATTAGTTACTGTTCCAGAACTAAAGGATTTATCCAATCCATCTGCTCCTGTATATAATTTTTTTACACTCGTAACTGCACTATTTTTAGATAATTTATCAGCAGTAGCATCAGACGCTGTTGGTTGAGTAATCTTAGTAGTTACTTCTAAAAACATATCTTTTACAGTTACAGTTGCAGTATTCGCTGTACCATTTCCTGCGTCTTGTGGTTGATTATTGAAAGACACAAACAATCTTATTTGGTCTGGCATTGTTTTTAAAGAAGTAGAAAAAGTAGTTGTATTTAATAAGTCGTGTATCGTAGTAGTAGAACTAGCATTAGCAGTTCTTGTAATATCTACAAAACTAGGGTTGTCTAAATCTGGATTATTCCAATACGCTAACACTCTTAAAGTAACAGTCAAACTTCCATTAGTATCAGAAAAACTTGCTGTTTGATGTGTAAAATGAAAATTTAATTCTGTTATTTCGTGATCTTCTTTTGGAAAATCAGTCATTATATAAGTACCACCAGGAGAAGTAGTAGCATCTGAACTAAAAGCAAAAGTAGCAACTGTTCCTGCACCAGTAGAATCGTAAGCATTTCCCTCGTTTGATATTGTAAGTCCAGTAACACTACTTGGATTAGTCACAGTTTGTGGACGAATTTTATAACTTCTTTCTAAATCTAAATCTGTTGTGATAATATTTTTATCGGTATCTGTAGCTCCCTCGTAAGTAGTTGTTGAGCTATTATTTGCTTCGTCCATTGGTACAAAAATAGGAAAATTATTTTCATCGAATTGATCTTTTACTGGATAATGCAATCTACCATCAGATACGGATTTATGTAATAAACAGTTGTAAACATCATTATTTAAACTATCTACTTGCACAGGAAAAACTCTTGCATTATCTACAAAATCAGGACTAGAAACTGTTGATGTTTCTGGTGTTCCTGTACCATAAAATACAGGAAAAAAATTACCTATTTTAGACTGATGTTGTAGTATGCTAATATTTTCTATGGGATTGTAAACAGCTATTGTCATAGAAAGAGTATCAACTCCATTTATATTAACATCTTTTAATCTTCCTTTAAATATTTGTTCTGTATATCCACCAACTCTGGAATGCACTATAACATCGTGGTTTATATATCTTCTTGTGCCACCATATATTTCTGCTGCTAATGTAGCGTTACTATGATTTGCCAAAGCACCATTAACACAAGTCAAACTAATATTTCCTACTGAAGCAGTAGATTTTGACAAATCAATAGATTCTCTTATAGATGGAATATTAGTTATAAATGAATGATATATAGTTGAACTACTACCAACTTCTGCAGTACCTAGTCTTATATATTCTGTTGCAGCAGATCCTGAACTATATGTATTGTTTCTTAATTCAAAAATCCACTCTTCTTTGATACTTGCACCTAAAGCACCATTGTAATCACTATTACCTGATAAAGCCATTACGCAAGATTTCGTTTGATTGTGTTTTCAATCTCTGGTAATAAGTTATCTCTTACAAATTCTTGTGTGCCAATAACATTACCCATAATGTTTACATTGATAGAGCCACTACCACCTGCATCACCAAAATCTGGACTTGACAATGGAGTAATATCTACTCGTTCTCTGCCACCAGCGTTATCTCCAACTTTAATAAATTGTTCTCCACCAGTAATAAATGAACCACCACGAGCAAATGCAGGTGCTTGTTGTGATGCTAATAATCCTGCTTGTGCTGCACCAGAAGCAATAACTAAACCTCTTTGAACTTTTAATGCCGATGCTCCTGCTGCTAATTTAGTTGCTGCTCTACCCCTACCTTGAGCTGCTGCTGAAATAGAAAGTCCTGTCAATTTATCTGCCATATCTTTTATTGCAGAAGCAGTAGAAATAGAACTTTGTATAATCTTTGCTATTTCATTAGCTTGATTTAATTTAAAAATTAAGTTTTGTTGCTTTTGAAGTTTCTTTAAAGCATCTTTTTCCATATCTTGTCGTTCTTCTGCACTTGCATTTCTAAACCTATCAGTATCTCTTAAAGCAGAAAGCTCGGCTTGTTTTTGAGCATTTATGCTTTTTTGTGCTATTGAAAAAACTTTGCTAAAATGATTTGTAATTAACTGCTCTCGCATTTCTAGTCGCAATTTTTCTGCTTCTTCAAATGCTTTTGCTTCTTTTGTTGTTAATCCTAATGCACTTGCTAATTCTTTAGTTTTTTCTGTTATGCTTGAAGATAAACCTAATATCTGTCTTTGAATTTGTTCATACAATGTTGCTAAATTCAAATTTTCTTCCAATGCAGCTTTTCTTGCTTTTTCATCAGATACTAATTTGCTTAAAAGATTTACATTGGTTAATAAAGCTTTTAATTCTTCTTTTTCATCTTCAAGTTTTTTTGTTGCTAAATCGCTTCTTTTTTGAGATGCAATAGAAAGACTTCCATTTATAGCTGAAATTCTTTCTAAAATCTTTTCTTCTCCTCCGTGATTTTTTAAAATATCTAACTGAAGATTTGCTAAATCTTTAGTCATATCCAATCTCATAGAATCACTTGCAACTATTGCTTCTCTAATCTTGTTGCTATCCAATGTTGTTTTTCTTTCAATAGCATCTAATTCCAATGACTGCATTCTAAGATTAAGCATTTCAAGTCTTAATTCTTTAGCAGCATCTCCCAGCTCTCCCAGCTCTCTTATTGAAGTTTCAAGTGTTGTTTCTCCCATTTCTGTAAACATTTGAGCTAATCCAGAAAATGAATTTGTTAGAGTTGTTACAACTCCTCGCATATTTATTAAATCTCCAAGAGCAGCACTCATTCTTGTAAATGCATCTGACATATTAGAAACCAATCCAGTCATTGTTTTTGCTAGTCTGTCTGTAGCACCTGCAATACCTGCTTCAGGATCAAGCAATGTTTCTTCTAATGCTTTTCTAAAATCTGGCAAACTAACTTTGGATAAGTCATCTATTCCTTTAAAGTCACGAATTAATTGTAAAATACCTCGTTCTCTAAGAATATCTGCTGCACCTGCACCACCTGCAAATGCTCTACCAAGTGCCTGTGCTGCTTCAGTAGCAGTAACACCCATAAACGCTGCTAAATCAGCAGTAGGTTTAATCATTTCTTCTGCATTTGTACCAAATGCTTTTAACGCTGCACCAGCTTCGACAACATCGCTTAATGTGAATGGAGTTGTTGCTGCTACCTTATTAAATGTATTAAATGCTTTTGTTCCTTTTTCTACAGAACCAAACATTGAATTGAGTCTTACTTTTACAGCTTCAAACTGCATAGAAGTTTGTACAGAACTTCTAATAATTGATGCAAACCCACCAAATGCAAATGTTACAAGAAGGATTTTGTTTCTAATAGAACCAAGAATCCTTTGTAGTCCAGCAGTAGAAATACGCATTCTGTTTTGTACTTTTGTAACTTTAGCAGTAGAAACAGCAAGTTGCTTATTACGCATTCTTAATTGTCTTACCTGCTCTTTAAGTTTTGCAACTTGTGTAGA